ATCCAGTTAAAGATTCATCAAAAAGATTATTTTTTGACATTACATTTGTACTATCAAAAATAGTAAATGGATTAGAAACTCTTAATCTTCCAAATGCATCATAAGCATTTGATCCATTTCCACCACCTATTACTGTAGGTTCAACATTAACATTATTACAAGACATTAATTAAACCTCATATTAAACCATGCAAATCGTTGCATCTCTTGTTTTAAATCTTCTTGATAACCAAAATTTAATTGGTTCTTTTGTGTATCTAAAGCTTCTACTAACTGTCTATGATTATCTACTCCCGTTTGTTGATCCATGATTACATCTGGAAATACTGCGGTAATTTTTGCCATTATCTTCTTCCTCCTGCATGAATATCTAATCGCAATGTTCCATAACGCCAAGTTTCACCTACAGCATCATTTTCTATTTTTAAACTCACTTGTCTTCCTCTTACTCTGGTACTAATAAAATTAGTTGTAGTATTAATAGTAAATGGACCTGTAATCAAGGGACCATTAGGATCACTTGCTGCTGTTTCGGCAGGATAATTTCTAAAGTATAACGTTATTTTTGCATTACCCGATAAATTTTTAAAATCAGGTATGAATCTAGATACTCTCATAATGTATTCACCATCCCCAGCAAGACCTTGTTCCGATAAATCATAATCTCCTGATAAAATATAAGAGCTAATGGCTGTAGTAGTTCCGGCAGCTTCTACCTGATTAGTTCCTTTTTCGTGGGCCCAATATTTAGAAGCACCATAAATATTCGTAACTCCTTGAATAGCTGGGAAAGTAGGAGTTCCATTTGAAATAAATTGAGTTGCATATGGCAAGTTATATGTATGTGCATCTTCATAAGAGGTTCTAGCTAAACTACCGGTAGTCCAACTTTGTTCTAAGAAATTAAAAACTACATTTCTGTTAATTTGCGTTGAGTTAGCTGAGGCATAAAACCATCCTACTTCATTATATAAAGAGTTATGATAAGCATAAGATATTTGACTTGCATCATAATTAATTCCCAATCCATTTCCTTGTGTAGTAAATACAAAATCTTCTACCAGAGATGGTAATTGTTTTACGGTACCATCAAACATAAAAAATCCTCCACCAAATCCCATCCAGTAAACTGCACCTTGTGCATAGACGGCTGTGTGTTGTCCTAAACATCCACAGTTAGAACCGACTTGCCTTAAGGAAAAAGTAAAAGGTGGTCCAACGAATTGAAGAACATAAGCTGCTTGATCGGTTAATACTAATACATAATCTTTTCCTTGTACGGCTGTTATAATTTCATTTCCTTGGTCCAGTAAAAAAGTACCTGCTGTATTGGTTGCAGTAGGTGCCCAACTATTAATATCTTCTTGATCAGAAAAACGTATATACATTCTATTTTGTGTAGATGCTGTTCCTACTGTTGTTTCTGTTCCCATTAAAAATAAATGTCTATCTCTATCCGATACTAGACTCATTAAAGATCTAGTCGGAGCTCCGGCCACTACAGAAGCTCTAGTAGTTAAAGCTGCAGGTTCTCCTGCTAAAGGAGTCCATGTATATGTTTTTCCATTTCGAATGGTTGCTACAAGTAACTGACCATAATTATCTAAGGACCAAGAACCAGGATCTAACACAACCGTGGAAGAAGATCTTGCTGTTCCCCATGCTTCCTCGCCATATTGTCCTGTACCCCATCCATAAGCAGAAGTTTGAAAAACAGGTCCAATAGTCACATAAGCTCTAATGGTTGCTGAACCGGATGCAGACATACCAGATCCACTTTCTGTAGTCGACATAGTAATAGTAAAGGTATCATCATCTGCTGAAATAACTTCATAGGTATTATTGGTAAATTGAGAAACAGAAAAACCAGTAACTCCTCCACCAGGTAAACTAACTACAGTAAAGGTAATATAACTTCCAACAGCAATTCCATGTGCTACTTTATTAACCGTTACGGTTGCACTTCCTGTAGTGGAGTCAAAAGTAAAACCAGTTACAGCATCTTCTAACGGTGTAATATCGTAAAAAGCACCTTCATAATAAACTACTAATACTTTAGATGTACCTAAAGCTGCATATCGAACACCATTTAAATCAGTCCAGGTATGTTGTGCTCTTACTGGACCTGCTAAAGTACTAGCTACTAATTCTTCCCAACCACCTATTTTTTCAGGTTGTCCGTAACGAAAACGTACGTTATCCCCATCTACCCATTGGCCTTCGGCCCCTGTAGATGTCTGTTGTTTATTGAATCCAGGCTTAAACTGTACTTTGGTTAATGGCATAATGCCAACAGTATATTATAGTTTTATTCCAGATGGAAGTCCTAACATTGCCCGTTTATCAAACTTATTTTGTTCAGCAAACTGACCATTTCTATGATTATAATGAAGAAATACTTGACCACAAAGATTGCCTTGAAACTCTTCTCTCCAATGCTCTAATTCACATCCAGAGTATACTAACATATCTCCTGGTGCTAAATCTACTTTAACACCTGCTGGTGCATTCGGTTTCATGATATTTTTATATTCATCAATTACATTATTAGATCCTGTTGGATCAATAAAGATCGGCCACGGATCTCCACCTAAATTAAGAGTAGTAGATATTTCACAACTAGGTCTATCTTTATGTCTCTTTAAAATAGATCCTTTCTCGTACACGCGCGCGTAAGAATAAGTTGGAACTAAATCTAATTTTGTTTGTTCCATCATAATCGGTAATACTTTGACTAATAAAGTTTCCATAACAAAATCTGCATAATGCGAATAAACATTAGGAACTTGTTGATCTTTCCATGTTCCCAAAATAGGAGACTCTGCTACAATATTATTATTGTACATAAACTGAACTGCATCTCTTTTTAATAGAAAATAGTTAAAACAAAAATTAGCTAACTCATAAGGAATAGCTTGTTTGATCACTTGGTACTTGTTGTTTTGAAAAGTCATGGTTGCATACCTGCTTGTAAAAAATTAAAAGATACGGATATCCTTATATCATTCGATTGATTAGGATCCACACAATGATTGAGCCAAGAAGGAAACATAATTAGTCTTCCCGCTACTGGTTCAAAATGAACTTCTCTCCATAAATAAGAAGGAAGCTCTCCTGGTTTTCTTCTAGGATGTGTCATTGCTGCTACCGATTTAGGATCTTCGCATTTTAAATGACCACAATCTTTAGGAGTTTTTACATAATACACACCTGACCATAAAGAATTAGGATGCATATGTGGTCTATTGTATCCACCAGGAGGATTAATATTAGCCCACATATTTCCTAAAAAGGGTTCATTATCTAAACATTCTTCTTTATAAATATGAAATTGTGCTTGAAATAATAAGTCTACTAGATCTCTATACTCTGGCTTTTGATGCATATCGGTAGTAGAATGCCAACCATTCATATTGGTTTTTGTTAATCCTTTATCTTGTTTAGACCAAGCAATAATATTGTTTTCTAATTTTTGATTTAATTCAGGTGTACCAACATCAGCTACATAAATAGGTGTGGCAAAAAATAATTCTCTATTCATTATTTAAATGGTGTTCCTCCAAACCACATGACTAAAGATCTTCTTGTTCCTTTGGTTACAGGTACCACTCTATGTCTAATAAAAGATGCAAAGAAGATTGCGTGTCCTTGTTTAGGTCTTGCAAACTTTCCTTCCGACATTAATTCTAATCCACCGCCTTCAAATTCATCATCACGTGATAATAAACAAGTCATAGATATTTTTCGTACAGGTGGTTCATTAGCACAGTTTACATCTGAATCTATGTGCCAATCATAAAAGCCACCATTAGAATATTCGGTAAATTGAGCAGGTTCTGTAATCTGCATACCCTCAAAACCAAAATGATTACCATTAGTTTGTAACATTACACGTTCTAGTGTTTTATACATCTCAGGTAATACATTAAAAGGAATCCAAGAAATATGCGATAATCTTGTTTTAGTATCTACCGTTCCACCTTTACCACCACCTACTTGTCCATCTTCTCTAGGCTGTTTTTGTCCAGCATCTATAATTATTTGACATTGTTCTGGTGTAAATAAGGGTGTAGTAGTTTCTACAATTAAAGACTTCCAACGTGGTTCGGTTATAATCATTCTGCTCCTCTATTCTCTATAGGGTTATATAATACATCGCAGTTTGCTGCAAGTGTTCGTCTAGTATCATTCGTACTATTAAACGGATATACACAGTGTCTCATATCATAAGGAAAAATATAAAAGTCTCTTAATTGCATTGGTGGTTGATAATCTACTTTAGCAAATTGACCCGATGCCGATCCTAGTATTTGTAGTTTACCATTTTGAGGAGCTTGTGCTGCTGAATATTCTACTCCGTAGGTATTGGGTAATTTTAAAATCATTACCGAAGATAAACCTGTGAATAAATTGCCTTGATGCACGTGCACAGGATTATACTCATTTGCTTTCATTTCATTGACCCAAATAGAGTTTAAATGTTTTTGATAGTTTCTAATATGATTCCATTGTAGATAATGATCATAAACAGACATAAACCATTGTAGTACATTATTAGGTAAATGATTATGTCTTTTCATTTTAGATTCATCATCACCATCATAAAATAAAGAATGCTCATTCATAATCTTTCCTACGAGTTGTTTATTAGCAGGATAGAGTTGAGTAAATCTCTGTTCGTATATTTGATTAATGGTAGTAAAAATATCTAAAGGTACTTCGTATCGTAATACCGATTGTCCTAAAAAAACAAAATTAAATTTCATCTTTCATCGCTTCTCTTATTTTGGTTGCAGATATTTTCTGTATCTGTTCAGGTAGAACAATTTCTTCTATCTTATATCCTACTCCTCTTCCATAACATATATTGGTAATATTGGGAACCTTTATGACTTCAAATTTTCCTGCATAATTAGATAAAGCTTCTTCAATTCTGTCTTTAACTTGTAAGAAGGTAAAAGGATTACTGTCATTTCTTGGCGTATCACGTACCATAATAATGACTTGTCCTGTTTTAGTTAGAGATTGTTCAAACAATGCTTGATGACCAGCGTGCCACGGTTGCCATCTACCTAACATTAAAGCAGTGGGTTTATTGTAATCGATTTTGTATTTCTTTAATAATTTTGTCATAATGATAATTCGTAATTTCGTAATCTACTTGAGTAGGTTTTTCAAAAATTTTATTCGTATCTTCAAATCTTCCAGATTCAATAGTATTCATCCACACCGTAATATCGTAATCCTTTCTATATAAATTATAAGGACATACAAAATCTACTACACAAGTTTTGTTTGCAATGGTGCATAAATCTATCATTCTGGTTACTTGACGTATTCTACCTGTAGAAGAAAAATCCCAATCTTTAAACATAGCTCTTATTTCATCTGCATTAAAATGAGGTATATTGGTATCTGCAGTTAATTGTTTGGCAAAAGTAGATTTACCAGAACCTGGTAATCCAAATACTAAAATTTTCATAATACAATGTGACCATAGTCTCTAATAATACTTTCTGGTATCATAGCTTTATATGGATTATCTTCCTTTATAATATTTGTTTTAATAGTATGCATCTTGTTTCCAACGATGGTATCGTCATAAGCAATACCATTTACTTTAAATTGAGTCAAGTTTTGCAAATTATGTTTAAATCTAGGTATTTCTAAAAAGTCATATATTTTATTAAGTTGGTTTTCAGTATCCATTACTAGTTCATCATACTTTAAAAAATGACACATGTGTTTGTTTTCAGGTTTCAGTGCATTTTGTATAGCAGTTAAATCTTTAGCGATCGCTCCTTCTTTATTCATTAACATTCGTAATTTTTGTTCAATGGTTGTACAACCATATCTATTGGGAAAAGCACTTGGTTCATTTTCAAACCATTTAATGTAAGATGCTAATACGTCCATTAAATCTCTCCAAATAATAATGCATTTAATAGGTTGTTTAAGATGTTTTTTAATTAACATTAAATTACCTGGTGTCATTACAGGTCCTCTATCTATAATATATTTATAGTTCCAATCTTTATAATAAGACTCATACACACTATCCATTACGTTATCTAAAGACCTATAATCTGGATAATTTAAAAATACATCGGTTTGTTTTAACAGAAATAAATCTTTCATTATTTCTAAAGTAATAGAATTAGCAGTACATCCTATGTCAGGATTTTGATTCATAATAGAACCAAATAAGGTATTGCCTGATCTGGGTAAGGCTAATAAAAAGAATATCTTTTTATTCTGTGGGTTTTCCGAAGATAGGTTTGTCAAGTAATGCTTCTTTCTTATTATCATTGGACAACAGACCTAATTCTTTTTTGGTTCGTTCTATGGTTTGTAATTGACCAAGAACATTAAATACTTCTGGTTGCGAAGATCCCGATGTCAATGTGTGTGCTTTATTTTTCATAATCTGATGGTAAGACTCTAATTGATGCGTATTTACATTTTTCGTATCAAAGGTTCCATCATCAAATTCTTTCTTTAAATTAGACCACATCTTAATCTCTCTCATTCTATCTTTGGCCACGAGTTCCATATTCGCTTTAGAATAAATCTTTTCATCTAAATCTATTTCTAATATTTCTCGTTTGTATTCATCGGTTTCCGTTTCTAGTTTCTTTTTAATCCATTTAATCTTGGCATCATTTCTCCTAGCATCAAAAGATAAAGACATTAAGTTTTCTAAAAATACGTTTTGTTCTCTGACACACTGCCAATATTTAGATGCCTTGGTTGGATATTTAGCATCTTGTAATACCGATATTCTAGCTTCGGTTTCTGTTCTAAAGACTTGTTTCTTTGTCCAAGTATCTCTTAATTCATCAATAATAAGTGCAAAAGAATTTACATCTTCTTTATCTAAAATGTTATTTAAATTAGGTGTTTCTTTTTCAATAAGCGTTTGTATATTTCTTTTTTCTGTCATAATTTCCTTCTGGTTATAGAAGGTTATATATACTTTATTACGAAGTAGTCAAGGTTGAAGCGGTACCTGCTGCTGATGAACCTAAAGTCCATTCTTCTGTGGCTGCTGAAGCACCTGCTGCATATCCTCCAAAACCTAAGGCTAGATTTTGTGTACCTTGTATTGCTGCCCCTAAAAAACTCCTAGCTGTTGTTGTAGGTGTAGCAGTAGACCAATTTGTTCCGTCCCATAATTCTGTTGGATTTGGATTTCCTCCAAAACTTATAGCAGCCGTTTGAGTTCCTGAACCTGCAGAAGCATTTCTTGCAGTATTTAAAGAATTAACAGACGCCCAACTTGTTCCATCCCAAGATTCTGTTGCAGCTACATTAGGAGCACCCCCTCCAAAAGCTAAAGCAGCTGTTTGATCTCCTGCTCCTGATAAATTCATTCTTCCAGTATTCATAGAATTAACAGATGTCCAACTTGTACCATTCCAACTTTCAGTTGCTGTTGATAAAGTAATACTAGGAAATACTGTTGAGTTACCTCCAAATGCTAAAGCAGCCGTTTGAGCTCCTATTCCTGCTAATCTATATCTTGATGTTCCTAAATTTGAAGTAGCTGTCCAAGATGTTCCATTAAATGATTCTGAAGATGCTAATTGTGGTCCTGGTGAAGATCTTCCTCCAAAAGCTAAAGCAGCCGTTTGAGTACCTGCTCCTCCTAATGAATATCTTGCTGTTCCCATTGTAGCTGGTAATGTTGCCCAAGATGATCCATCATAAGATTCTGTGGCTCCTGAATTTGCGGTTCCTGTAAACCCACCAAATGCGAGTCCTGCTGTTTGCGTGCCTGATCCAGCTAAAGTAAATCTAGACGTATTTAAATTCCCGCCGCTCGCCCAAGCACCCGTGGCTGGGGAGTAAATTGTTGAGTTGAATTCTTCGGTTGAATTAGTTACTGCAGGAGTTACAACTGAACCACCAAATTTTAAACCAGCGGATTTTGATCCTGCTGCTCCCATATTTCTAGTTGAAGTTCCTAAAGTAGCTGAAGAAATATTCCAAGTTGAACCATCGTATTCTTCTGTTTCTGAAGTTATTGTTGGAGAGGGAGAAGTTCTTCCTCCAAAAGACAAAGCTCCTGTCGCTGTTCCAACAGCACCAAAAGTACCTTGCCATTTAGATGTGTTCATAGAATTTACTGCTGTCCAAGACGTGCCATCGTAAGCTTCTGTTACTGCTGTTACGCCAGGAGTATCTCCGCCAAAAACTAAACCTGCTGTTTGTATTCCTGCCATCCCACTAAACTGTTTTCTTCCTGTATTTAAATTATTAGAAATTGTCCAAGAAGTACCATCATATTCTTCTGTTTCTGAAACTATTGTTGGAGAAGGAAAATCAGTTCCACCTGCACCTGCCGCAGCAGTTTGAATTCCAAAACCTGCCATATAATATCTGGCTGTATTCATATTTCCTCCAGCAGTCCAAGTTGAACCATCATATTCTTCGGTTACGTTTGTACCAATTGGAGTTCCAGCGTTAGCACCACCAAACAATAAACCAGCTGTTTGAGTTCCTGCACTCCCAGCACCATATCGTGCATTACCTAAATTTCCACCTGCTGCCCAAGTGTATCCTGAATATTCTTCTGTGGCAGTTAAACCACCAGGAGATGGTGGATTATAACCTCCAGCACCTAATGCTGCTGTTTGAATTCCACAACCTCCTGCTTCATATCTTGTAGTATTCATATTCCCACCAGCGCTCCACGCTTTAATCTGAACTAAACTTTTTAGGACACCTTCGGTAGAGTTGTACCACACCTGTCCTTCGGTTGACGTATTTAACGTTGGATCCGATGATAGGTATTTTACTCTGTAGCCTCTAATATCACTGTAAGTTGTCATCTGTTAGACTCCTTATGGTAAAGTGATAGCAGTAGGTCTTTGAGAATTTAAATTCGTTTTTTGTTCTTCTGGTAACGCGTCCCAAGCGGCTTGTGCTGCTGCAACTTCAGCGTCCACAATTGCTTGTGCTTCCGCTTTTGTTTTTTCAACACCGTTCTTCTCTGCTAACCAAAGTGCGCCTTTTTCGTTGTTACCTACGACCCAAACGTCGCCTGGAAAACCACGAAGAAAGAATGCTCTTCTATCTTCTGCAGTGAAGAAACCTTTACCTGTATTGGTAGCTGTTCCATATATAAATAGTGCCATTTTTATACTCCTTGTGTTAGTGTTATATAGCTTATCACAGGCAAATGCAATTAGCTAGTTGTTATTGTTTTATAATTAAAGGTGCTTGTTTCACCTGTATATTCTTCTGTTGCTGATGATAAACCTCCAGCATATCCTCCCATCGCTAATCCTGATGATGCATCTCCTGATCCTCCTATATCATATCTACCAGTTCCCATATTAGCATCAGTTACCCAAATTGTTCCATTATATTGTTCGGTACTGGCAGATTGAGTTCCAGTATATCCACCAAAAAAAATTGCATCTGTTTGTAGTCCAGCACTTGCTGCACCAGATCTTGCTGTATTTACATTACCACCTGCTGTCCAAGCTGAACCATTATATTCTTCGGTATTTCCTACTCTTGTAGTAGTAAAACCACTTACGGCTAAACCTGCAGTTTGGGTTCCTGCTCCACCAAGTGCTCGTCTTGCCGTATTCATAGTACCCCCTGTTGTCCAAGCTGATCCGTTATATTCTTCTGTTGCATTAGTATTAGCTGTTCCAGTATATCCACCGAAAGCTAATGCTGCAGTTTGTAGTCCTGCTCCTCCTAAAGAACTTCTTGCTGTAGCTAAACTTCCTCCACCTGTCCAAGCAGTACCATTGTATTCTTCGGTTGCTGTTGTCCGTATATCTCCAGGTCCTATACCACTTATAGCCAATCCTGCTGTTAAAGTACCTGCTCCTGTCACACTTCTTCTTGCTGTAGCTAAACTTCCACCTGCTGTCCAAGAAGACCCATTATATTCTTCGGTTGCTGTTGTATTAGCAGGAATACCTCCTCCAGCATAAAAAGACGCTGTTTGAGTACCTGAACTTGATGGCGCACCAGCATATCTTGCTGTTCCTAAATTCCCACCAGCGGCCCACGCTGCGGCTGTGATGACACTTGCTGAGAAGTTGTATTCTTCGGTGACTGCTGTTATTGATGGTGTAAGACCACCGAAAGCTAAAGCTGCTGATTGTGTTCCTGCGTTACCAATCAAACGTCTTGCAGTCGCCATTGAAATTGGACTAGCTGCCCAAGTTGTTCCATCATAGGATTCCGTTGCTCCTGTTACAACAGTTGTATATCCACCAAATGCTAAAGATGCAGTTTGAGTTCCTGCTGCTCCCAATTGATATCTAGCTGTTCCTAAATTTCCACCTGCTGTCCAAGACGAGCCATTCCATTCTTCTGTATTATTAATTACTGCTGGATTTGCTCCACCAATAGCTAATGCTGCTGTTTGAGTTCCAGATCCTGCTGGAGCATTTCTTGCTGAAGGTAAAACTGTTATAGCAGTCCAAGAAGAACCATCGTAGATTTGTGCATTATCAGTTCCAGCAGATGAAACTGTATATCCACCAAAACCTATACCAGCTGTTTGAGTTCCAGCTGCCCCCATTGTTCTTGTAGCTGTTGGTAAATTACCGCTTGCTGTCCAAGATGTTCCATTATAATTTTCTGTTGAAGCAGTATTTGCTGGACTTATATAACCTCCTGATCCAACTGCTGCTGTTTGAGTACCAAAACCCGAAAGTTCTTTTCTAGATGTATTTAAAGTTCCTGAAGAACTAGACCATCCAGATCCATTATACTCTTCTGTTATATTTGAATTACTTGGTGAGCCACCAGGATTACCTCCAGCTGCAATTGCCGCTGTTTGAGTTCCTGCTCCTGCTACTCCAAATCTTGCTGTAATCAAAGGCGCTCCAGAACTCCAAGCCGCACTAGCAACCACACTCTTAAACGTACCACTAGTCGAGTTATACCAAACTTGGCCTTCAGCTTCCGTAGTCGGATCCGTGCTTAAGTATTTTACTGCTTTTCCAAATAGTTCTTTGTATGTTGTCATATTAGCTTGTTGTTAAAGTTTTTATGTTAAAGTCTGAGTATGCTGCTGAGTATTCTTCTGTTGAAGATAGTGTTGCAGAATTATCACCACCAAATACAGCTCCTGATGAATTTCCTGTTCCTGCACCTCCTGATTGATTTCTTCCATTTGCTAAACTAGCTGCGGTTACCCAAGTTATTCCGTCCCAACTTTCTGTAGTTGTTAATGATGGTGGATTTGTAGCATCATTTCCTCCTGCTAGTATTGCTGAGGTTTGACTTCCAAATCCACTTGCTGAATTTCTTCCAGTATTAATAGCAGGACTTGAAGTCCAACTTGAACCATTCCAAGAATCTACTGTAGTTAAAAAATTAGTAGGTCCATTACCTGCAACTGCTAAAACCGCAGTGTTAGTTGCTCCTATTCCAGTTACTTGATTTCTTGCAGATGGTAAAGAAGTAACAGTTGTCCAACTAGTACCATTCCAAGATTCTGTTGCTGATTGTGGTGTTTGCACTGGAAATCCTGATACACCACTAAATGCTAAAGCAGCAGTTTGTGTTCCAGCACCTGCTATATAATGTCTTGCTGTGTTTAAACTGTTAACTGTTGTCCAACTTGATCCATTCCAAGACTCTGTTGCTGATTGACTTGCCCCTGGTGGAAACACAAAACCCCCAAAAGCTAAAGCTGCAGTATTTGAAGCACCACATCCATCTGCTATATATCTTGAAGTATTTAATGGAGATGTAGTTGTCCAAGTTGATCCATTATATGATTCTGAATTAGTAGTTGGACCACCTGATCCTAAAAAAGATAAAGCTGATGTTTGAGTTCCAGCACTTCCTTGTCCATTACCAGCAATGTTCATTGTTCCACCACTCGCCCACGCGGCAGCAAAATATTGGTTCGTGGATTTGCTGTATTCTTCGGTGGCACCTGTAGTTGATGGTGTAGCACCACCACTTGCTAGAGCTGCAGTTTGTGTTCCTGCTCCTCCTGTTTTACTTCTTGCTGTTGCTAAACTAGCTGGAGAAGTTGTCCAAGTAGAGCCATCATAAGATTCTGTTGCTGCTGTAACTGATGTTGCATATCCACCAAAACCTAAAGCAGATATATTAGATGTACCAGAACCTGCTATTTCATACCTAGCAGTATTCATTGAACTAACTGTTGTCCAATTTGTACCATTCCAAGATTCGGTTGCTGATACAGTTGGTCCTGGATATGTATTTCCACCAAAAATTAACCCTGATGTTTGTATTCCTACTCCACCCATAGATATTCTTCCTGTATTCATAGAATTTACAGAAGTCCAAGAAGTTCCATTCCAAGATTCTGTAGCAGTTTGTGGAGAAGATATATAACCACCTGCTGCTATTGCTGCTGTTTGTGTTCCAAATCCTGATATAAGTCTTCTTCCTGTATTTAATCCAGTTGGATTAGATGTCCAAGTTGTACCATCATATAATTCTGTTGCAGTAGTTGGATTGTTTACAGGTGTTGCTCCACCAAATGCTAATCCTGCTGTTTGTGTTCCTGCACCTGCTAACTGTGATCTTACTGTGTTTAAACTTCCACCATTTGACCAACCTGAACCATTATATTCTTCAGTAACTCCTGTATATGCAGTATCTTGTCCACCAAAATTTAAAGCAGACGTTTGAGTTCCTGCTCCTGCTATATTAAATCTAGCCGTAATCAAAGGCGATCCACTTGACCACGCTTCAAGAGCATCTACACCTCGTAATACTCCTAGTGTTGAGTTATACCAAATTTGACCTTCTTGTGGATCTGTTGGATCACTACTCAGTGTCCTTATGAGTTGACCACTTATTTCTTTAAAGGTTGTCATTCAACCTCCTTAATTATTCTGGAGCAGCCAGCCCTGAGTTGTATCGACGTATACTAAAGTGAAACCAGCTCTTTCGGTTGCAACAGTTAAGTCTGCAGCTGTTCCTTGAATGTTGTGTCCGTTTCTTCCGATAGTTAAATTATTAGTATCAAAAGTTCCTGCGTAATCAATGA